TACAAAAACTGTAAATCCATTGGGCGACCCCCATAAGACGGCATTCATCTACATGGGAACACTTGTTCACGGAAGTGGCCTACTTCCTTATGTAATGAATCGTGCCGATTTCAAGAGTAAAAGATATTCGGCTATTGTTTCTCCACCAACACATCAAGAAATGTGGGAGAAATACGAGGAAATGTATAGGGATTTAGAAAATCCTGACCGTAAGGATGATGCAGAAGCATTCTATTTCAAGAATCAAGAAATAATGGACGAAGGCGTAGAAGTACTATGGCCTGACCGTTTACCTTACTATAAGTTAATTCAAGAGAAGTGCAACGTAGGTACACGTGCATTTAACTCAGAGTACCTTAACTTACCTTACAGTGATGAAGACGCTATTTTCAAATCTGAATATATGACGTTCTATGACGAGAAGGATTTACTGGACGACAAAGGCCGTATGATTCCTTTAGAACATCTAGGGTTTTGGGACGTTGCTGTGACAGGCCGTGGAGATTACAATGCCATAATTACACTGGGTAGAGATAGACGTACTGGCATTTTCTACGTTCGTGATGCATGGGCTAAGAAGTGCAATATGCACGAAGCACTTAAGGTAGCTGAAAGTAAGGTACTTGAATATGAGTACCACACATTCGGAGTAGAGACAATTCAGGCACAATGGAGTATGTACCAACAATTGAAAGTAAACCTTTCTAAACTGGGCTACTTCAAGACCCGTTTAAAATCCGTGCAGCCACGCACTAAGAAAGAGATTCGAATTGAATCATTAGAACCACTTGTGGAAGCTGGCAAGATTAGATTCAAGCCACAACATAGGCTGCTGATTGAACAACTCGAACTTTTCCAAAACGGTGCTGACCACGATGACCTTCCCGATGCACTTGCGTCGTGTGTAGAAATGGCTGGAAATAGACGTAAAAGAATGATGCAGAACAAACCTGAAGGCTGGTAAAAATACCGGCCTTTTTACTTTTAAGGAGGTTGACATATGGAATTACGTGACTTATTTGTGACTGGTGAATATTATCCATTAACAGGCCACGAAGAACGTATTGAGAAATATAGACGTAACGAAAAGTTAGCTAAAGGCGACCACGTAGGCGTGTTTAGAAACGAAGACAAAGAACGTAACTATGTTTTTGCCAATTTTGCTGGACTTATAACACGAAAAAGTGCCGACTATTTGATAGGTGAAGAACCGGCTATTTCAAGTGGTAAAGACAGTAATTCGAAAGAACAGGAAGCACTTGACCGTATCACTGAGTCAAACAACATGCACCGACTAAACTACCAGCAAGCTATTCGCTGTGCGGTAACTGGTGATGTATTCTACAAAATTCGTTTTGGCCAGCTTTACTCAGGGGCATTTCCCGAAAGCTACGACCCTAAACGTGGCATTATCGAAGGAGTAGACCCAAGCAAGGTATATCCGCAATGTTCGCCTTTCGATAAATCGAAAATCGTAGTGTACCACGTTGCTGAAGCTGTGCAGCCTGACCCAAGTGAAGACAAATATGTGCTGTATGTAGAATCACATTTTGCTGGTAAAATCGTTTACCGTCAATTTGAATTAACAGTATTCCAAACTGACCGTTACGGTAATGTACTACAGTTCAAGATTCAAGACGAAATCCCTTCAGGCTACCGTGTTCAAAACACTGGTGTTCCTATCCCGTTAGTGGTTCATATCCCTAACTACGCTGATGGAACTGACTGGCAGGGACAAGATGACTTATCTGAACACATGGCTATTTTCGATGAACTGAACAACCGCCTAACACAACTGGCAAGCACGCTGGACAAGCATGTAGACCCTGCATTGGCCGTGCCTACTGGACTTCTACAGGAAGACGGAGAAGGCAACACGTACTTTAACGTAGCTATGAACAAAGTATTTGAGGTAATGGGTAAAGAGGATATTATTCCACAGTATATCCAAAATCCTAACCCACAATTAGACCAAGCGTTTAAAGAAGTAGATATGCTGTTAGAGTTCCTTTTATCTGCATCTGAAATTCCTGCTGTTGCAGTAGGCCTTAAAGATTCCGGTACAAGTGGAAACTCAGGATTATCTATCAAGTGGCGTATGGCTGGATTACTAGCGAAGATTAACCGTAAGAAAGCATTCTTCGAAGACGGCTTAAAGCGTGTGTATTTAATCGCACAGATGCTAGAACAATATGCTGACAGTTCACTTAAGGCATATGAAGTTACTACGCCTGTCATTAAGTGGAAAGAAGGTCTACCACAAGACGAGACAGACACTGCATCACGTATGGCAATTCTTACAAATGGGAGTCAGTTACTTTCTCAGAAAACAGCTATCATGCAAGCGTTCGGCCTTACTGAAGAACAAGCAGACGCTGAAATCAAACGCATTGAAGATGAAAGAGAAGCAGCTATGGTTGCAGACCCTTCAGTATTCAATGACGCTACTATGGAGTTACCACAAGACAAAGTAGACAATAAGCAGACTAACAACAAAGGTGACGCTGCTAAGAAAGACGATACTAAAAAGGACGGTGAAGAATAATGGCATTGACTGAACAACAGAAGCAATGTGCATTACGAATGATTGAAGCACCCGACCTTACTCAGCAAGAATTAGCTGACGAATTAGGCGTGCACAGAAATACTATTGGCAACTGGAACAGAAATAAAGAGTTCATTGAATACAAGAATGACATTGCAATGGACATCCACAATTCTTTCCTTGCTGACACTCTTAAGATTCTACGTGACAAAACGCTGAATCCTAGAGAACGTGGCCATGTTCGCTATCTTGAATTAGCACTTAAAACTTATGGTGCACTTAAAGACAAGCAAGAACAAACGGTTACTGTTAAGGAAGAACGTACTGAGAAAGACATGCTAGACGACTTATTGAAATAGGAGGTGAAGGCAAGTGCCTAAAGATTTTAAAGACATTCCATTCCCTGAATATCACACGAAACCGGATGATATAACTAAGCTTTATGCTGATTCGTGGGCACAAGTTACAAAGGAAGTGTACAAGCTTACGGGCTTGCCTTCCTTACCTACTACTCAATACAACGCAATTCAAAACGGCATCATTGCTGCATTAACGGCTATCTTTAATTCACTACGAAGTAAGGCACTTTCACTGGCTATACCTATGATTACAGACGCTTACCTTAATGGACTTGCATATAGTAGATTTGCGTTAGGTCAGTATGACACGCTGGAAGAAGCGAAGCGAAACACGCCTATTGTTAATAGAACAAGGTTGAATAAGCTTATTACTGATACACAAACGGATTTACTGAAGGCCACTAATAACACTGAAGAGAACGTTAAGAAAATGGTTCGTTCTAGTGTGGCCACTGCTTTTCGTTCATATGACCGTAACGTTAAGCGTTCTAATATGAAGAATAAAATTCAGGAAGAACTTGCTAAACGTACAATATCTAAACGTCTTGATGATTCTAATATCTCAATTATAGATGCAGCTAAAAGAAAATGGAAATTAAATACTTACGTGGATATGGCATGTAATACCAAAATTGCTACCTCCTATATGGATGGAATTAGAGAACAGGCCTTAAATGACGGAAGCGATTTAGCTATCATTTCAAGTCATCCGTTAACTACAGACGCTTGCCTTAACTTCGAGGGCATGATTATAAGTTTAAATGGGTTAACTTCAGGCTATGCAACTTACGATGAATTAAAGCGTAGTAAGTTAATCTTCCATCCTAACTGTCGCCATTTTGCACGGCCAGTGGGAGGAATTGACATGATACCTCCTAGCTATATTAGCAAGCATGAAACGTTAAAAAACAAGTACGACAAGTATAAGCAAAGTCAGTCCTAACTACGGGCTGGCTTATTTTCATTTACGATAAATCGATAGTAATTACGATAAATCGGTAGCGTTTCCGATATTTTGAAAAAAGTTTTCAGTATTCGCCTGTAAAACATGGGGTGTTTGAAAACAGAGTATATAGGAAGTTCTATTGGACTTTCAATACTAAGGTTCAAGTCGTGACTTGTAAAAAACGAAAACCGAAGGAGAGTATCAAATGAAATTTTACAAATCTTTATTCGTTCCTATGATGGAAGCTGAAGGCGGTCAAGCTGGCGGTGGACAAGTTGAACCTAAGTCGAACCAAGAAGGTGCTGGCGAAGGACAAACTGGACAAGTTGAACCAAAGGTTAACCAAGACCCTATGATTCCAAAAAGCAGATTTGACGAAGTAAACAACAAAATGAAAGCAATGGAAACACAAATTGCTGAGTTCACTCGTTTACAACAAGAAGCTGCTGCTGCTGAAGAAGCGAAAGCATTAGAAGCTAAGAAGGAACAAGGTAAATTTCAAGAGTTATACGAGAACGTAAACAAAGAATTAGAAACTTATAAAACATATGAATCACGTGCGAAGGAGTTAGAAACGCTTATCGGTGGCATGGTTGAACAAAAATTAACCACTGTTCCTAAAGATATGCATGATTTAATTCCATCGAATTTAACACCTGAAGCTACTTTAGATTGGCTGTCAAAGGCTGAGTCGAAAGGCTTATTCGGTAAAGCTGAAGTTAAAGAAATCGGTGAACCGTCTAACCGTCAACAGCAAGAACCTAAAGTGGATAAGGCAAAAATGTCTGCATTAGATTTAATTATCTCAGGTCTAGGTAAGTAAGTTAACTTACCTGACACTAAACTAACTTATTTTCAAGGAGGATACAAACAATGGCTTTAACTTTACTTGATGCTAAGGTGTTATCAAAAGATACACTTCAAGCTGGAATCATCGAAACAATTGTACGTGAGTCATCTGTACTTAGCGTATTGCCATTTCAAGAAATCGTGGGTAATGCCTACTCTTATAATGTGGAGAAAGCACTTCCTACAGTAGCTTTTCGTGACGTTAACGAAGCTTATACTTCTAACGAAGCACAATTCGAACAACGTTCTGAATCACTAGTTATCTTAGGTGGAGACGTTGAGTTAGACCGTTTCATTCTTCAAACGTTATCTAACGTTAACGACCAAATGGGCGTACAAATTATGGAGAAAGCGAAAGCAGTAGCTAACACATTCTCTTTAAAATTCTTCAAAGGTAACAAAGCTTCAAATCCTAAAGAGTTCGACGGCATCGATGTGAGAATCGCTGGAACTGAACAAGAAATCGACTTCACTGCTAACGCTGGTATTGAACCAACTGCTAAAGGTGATGCACGTAAACTTGACGCTTTAAACACATTGCTTGACCAAGTTCGTGGCGGTGCTGATGCATTATTCATGAACAAACGTGTTCGTCGTCAAATCTTAGCTGTATTACAAGGAAGCGACCACTACGTAGAACAAGGTTCTGACGCATTCGGCCGTCCTGTAGCACACTACGCTGGGATTCCTTTATTAACTGTTGAAAATGACATCTTAGGTGACACTGACATCTATGCTATTAAATTCGGAACATACACACATGTTGCTGGTTTAACTAACGGTATGGTACAAGTTCGTCGTCTAGGTGAAACATCTGCAAAAGCTGTTGAAGTAACTCGAATCGAATTCTACTGCGGCCTTGCAATGTTCAATCCTTACAGTGCAGCACGCTTAAAGAACTTCGGAGTAGACCCTGCGTAAGTAATTTAAGTTAACTTAACTGAATATATGGTAGCTTCAAAAATGGGGGTTAGGGTGTAAAAAGCCCTTTCCCCTTTTTTTCTATGACTAAATTATGAGAGAGAGTGAATATAAACTATGGCTAACTATTTAACGCTTACGTTAGATACAACTGCACCAGCAAGTCCTACTATTGATGTTGGTGGTACTTACACTGCTGCACAACTTATCAATGCTGTTATCGGTACTGGTGACGGTACTACAACTAACTACCAAATGAAATTATGGGGTAACGTTGATACAGCGTTCGATGTGAACGTACAAGCAACTGAAGCAGCTTCAGCGTGGATTACTTACGCTACTTCTAAGCAAATTAAATTAGCTTCAGGTGACGGTTCTAAAACTGTTTACGTGAAAATTCGAGATGACGTATACAATGAATCTGCACAAGCAAGTGACTCTATCACGCTTGATTCAACTAAGCCTATCGCTTCACTTACTTCTGACGGTATCACTAAAGTGTCTAAAATCGCTGGTAAAAACGTTGCTACGTTCAGCTTCACTTCAGATACTGACTACGTTGAATACAAAGTTAAAATCGTTACTTCAGCAAGTGCTGATGAATCAACTGGTACTCTACTAGGAACTACAAACGGTTCTTCTAACGTAGCTGGAACTGGTGCATTCACAGGTTCTACACCTAAGACTGTTACAGTTAATGGTGCTGACTTACAAGCTGCTTCTGCTGGTGACGGTGCTAAGATTGTCAAAGTATTCGTTAAGGACGCTAGTGGCAACTGGTCTGCTTAATGATTTAATGTGCTATGAGGGTTCACGCCCTTGTAGCATTATTATTTTATCAAGGGAAGGAAGTTGATGTATGGCTAGTTACTTAACACTAATGCTTGATACAACCGAACCTGACATCGAACTACTTCTACCTAGCTATACCACTCAACAGTCCAACACTGAAATTACAATCATAGCAAATGAGACACTAGCTGAAAGTGGCCATGATATTTATATCATAGATAGCAGAGGTATTCGAACAGATTTGACGTTGACATATAACGGTAATGAATTAGTAGGTTTAATTGACTTTGGTAGTTTCCCTATGGGAATGGCCACGGTCTATGCAAGGGTGCTAGATGAAGTACACAACTTATCCGGCATTGTATCTAAATCAATTAGAGTAATGAACAGTGAGTTTATGAAAGTTTCAATAAACCATGAGAAATACGGTAACGTAGATATTAACCATGAGGAGGCTTACCAAGTTGATTGATGTAGTCTATCTTACAGGTTCAACAGTTCGATTAAGTGCTAAGTTCACTGACGTAGAGGGAAACCCAAAAAACCCTGACACGGTAAAAGTGATTTTGTACGATTTCAGATTTAACAAGATTGACGAATATGTATTAGGCGAAGAAAATCATATTGACGTAGGCGAATACGTTTTTGATTATATCGCACCAATGATGGAAAGAAAAATCCATTTTGAATTTTACGGGGAAATCGGTGGAAATCCGGTTATTGAACGTGATTCATTTATTACAAAATTTGAGATTTATTAAGGAGGGGTAAACTTTGGCAAATCCTAATGTACCTACAAATTTATTCCCCTTTAATAACTCAGCATGGAAACGTATGGAGGTTAAAGCAACTGTATCTGACCCTGACGGTAACACAGTTAAATTAGTCGTTACATTCAGTAAAAGTGCTACTTTTAGTACTGGGGTTTACACAAGTCAAAGTGCTTTAGTTGCTTCAGGCAGTACCGTCACTGTAACACTCAGTGGGGCTACTTTTACAAGTGGTGATTTATGGTATTACAAAGTTAAAGCTACTGACAGCACAGGGGCTTCTTCTGCTGATTC